AGCGTGGGGCGTGGAATGGTATATGAAGAACGACCCCAGCAATGCCTGGCTCGTCCCACGGCTACACCAGCCAATCACCGACTGGCTTCAGGCGCGAGTCGAAGCATGGGAGGCGAACCGTGCTACTGGCACTAAGAAACGTACCAAAGTCGCTCTCATTATCCCACGATCTTTTGGTAAAACAGTTATCGGGACTAAGGCCCTTACCTTGTGGGCTCAACTACGAAACCCTGATATCTCTTCATTTATCGGTAGTGAGACGGCTACTAAGGCGGTCGATTTCCTTTACCCCATTAAGTTGGTCATGGAAGGAGCCGATCCCAATGCCTGGTTCGTCTGGCTCTACGGCCTCTGGTACAACCCCGACCGGCCCTGGTCCGCAACCAAGCTCGTCCACGGGGCGAGGCGTTCCACCGCTCGCAGCGAGGCCAGTTTCGACACCTGGGCCGTGGAAGGAGGCATAACAGGTGATCACCCCGACTGGGGCGTCTTCGACGATCCCCTCTCCGAAGAAAAGCTCAAAGAGAGCGGCACCTGGATCTACACCGTCAACCAGAGCCTTGCCGCACTCCGTCCCGCTTTTCGGACGGATTCGTTCTTCATGCTCTCTCTTACACGATATCGCGACAACGACGTGGTTGGCACCTACCTTCCTTTGGAGGGAGTCCGATCGTGGAGCGGAATGGATCCTCCGAATGGTGCATTTGAACCAAAGGCGGATGGCGAGTGGGATGTCTACTTCCTCCAGGCTTTGGACGGAGCTGGCGAAAGTATCTTCCCTGAAATCTGGCCCACCCCAGAACTCCGCAAATACGAAGAAACCCGTCCCGTCGAATTCTCAGCCCAGATGATGAACGAGCCCGGCTCCGGCGAGCACATGGCTTTGACCTCTGAGCAGGTCGGCCAAATGTGGGTCGAGCCCAACGATGTACCGCGCAATCTGATCCTGACCATTCACATCGACACGGCCTTCAAAACTCCCGACCGCAAGGGCCGCGGCGACGAATCGGTGGTGCAGGTGTGGGGGCACGACGCGAAAGGAAGTGGCGATGTCTACTATCTCGAAGGCTACGGCAGCGACAGATGGCGCATCGAGGACTTCACCGACGAACTCATCAAGATCGTCCAGCGCCGGAAGCGCGAGCTCTACCGGATCAAGTGCATTACCGACGAACGTGAGATGGGTGGGAAATCCGGAGCTTGGCTTAATTGGCTCCAGTCTGCATTCCACGGCGCCGGACTGGTACTACCTCCCATCGTTCAACTCAATCGTACCCGTTCCCGGAAACACATACGAATTCAAGAGGCCGCTGGTTTCTGGGTTGATGGACATGTTCGATTGGTGCGGGGAGCACCAGGGGTCCAGAAACTCATTGCTCAGATGGTTCGCGCGGGTATCAGTAGTCACGACGACTGGTCTGACGCAGCAGCCGATGTATTTGCAAGCGAAGTATATCAGCCCATGCTCAACCCGATTCTCGGTGGAGACGAGGGCGGATGGCCCGCCCAACCCGGAGACGACATCCTCGGAAGGAGGCTGACGAACGACCGCGTTCGCCAAATCTATGACATTGCCCACGACAAATTTGTTGAAGACTGGGAACTCGACGACAACCACACCTATTAACCACGCCCGATTCTGGACCGACTATCACGACGAACGGCGCCACTTCTTCCCCTCGGCGAGTCTCTCCCAGCCGCATACCCTCTACTTCGATCTTGAGGTGCGGCGGGGGCCGGAAGACTTCGGCGGGGACTGGGAGCGCGTCCGCAGAGAGGGAGGTGTCAGTGTCCTATGCATCTGGGATGAGCGAGAAGCCCGTCCCTACTTCTACGACGACCACACGCTTGCCGAGGCCGCTGACCGCCTCGCATCCGCCGACTTGGTGGTGTCATTTAATGGGGCGTGGTTAGATGTCCCTCTTATCGAGAACCATCTCCTGCGCAATCTTCAACTCAGGGAGCATTTGGACCTCTTTGCCTTGGTTAAATCGGGTTTGGACCGGGCGGGAAAATCATTCAAGGGGCACGGTCTCGACGCACTTGCTTCAGCGACTCTTGGCCGCGGCAAAACTGGTAAAGCTAGCCGAGCGCCGGAACTTGCATCAACCGGCCACATGGCGGAACTTTTCCAATATTGTCTAGAGGATTGCTTACTTACCCGAGATCTGGGGCATTTTATCGCGGAAAGGGGGTTCGTAATTGACAAGGATGGAGAAGAACTCGCCCTTCACGTTCCAAGTTGGTACCGTCAAGCCTCCCCGGCCTCTGTCGAAACGCATCAAACATCGGGAGTACGTCAAGAGGTGGAAGAAACGCAATCCAGCACGAGTGAAAGCCCTGGGGCGAGTTAATTACCAACGTAATAAAGCCAAGTTCTGTGCCAGAAGTCGCAAAAATTATAGATTGCACCCAAGAATAAGGCTAAAAGCCGACCTCAAACGGCGTTATAATATGCACATTGAGGAATTCGATCGACTTTTGCTCGCCCAAGGCGGCGTATGCGCCATCTGCGGCGAGACCGAGCGGAAATTCAGCCGTCTTTCCATCGACCACGATCACGAAAACGGCCGAATCCGCGGTCTTCTATGCAGCGCGTGCAATTCGGGGCTAGGAAGGTTCCGAGACAAGCAAGAACTATTAATAAAGGCGCTAGAATACCTCCGAAATGCAGAATTAGTGCCTAAATCTAAATAAGCGAGGGCCAAGGATGGCCGTGACAGACACCGTAATTCGGGAAACCAGTACAGAAGGATATCGAACTCAGATCTGTAATTTGGTCGGGGACCGCAGGGTTCTCAGCGAAAGGTATTTCACTGGGTACAGAAAAACTCTACCTTCTCTCTATGGACTTTATCGTGGAACTGCTTCTGGAGTACGTTCTCCCTTTAAGAACGATGTGCATATCCCGCTTATACTTAGCGTCATTCAGTCCGACGTCGCCCGCAAGACCCAGACCAGTTTTGGCGCATGGCCCATCGTCAGCTTTATAGGCTACGGCCCGGAAGACGCCCCGATTGCTCGAAAGCGCGAGGCGCTGATCCACGCGCAGATGAAGGACTGTGGCAGCTTCCAGAAAGCCTACACCTTCTTCCTGGGCGCGGACCTCTACGGTACTGCCGTGGCTCGCTGGGGCTGGACGCACCGCGAGCAGGAAATGATGATTTCCCAGCAGGTCCCCCTGCCAGTCGCAGACGTGATGACCACGATCTCACGGCGTCAGAACGTAGTCACATTCGATGGCCCCGACTGGCAGGTCCTGGACCTTCTGGACTTCTTCCCGCAGCCCGGAGTGCGGCTGATCGCCGACATGAATTGGGTCTGCGAGCGCGAGTATATGGATTTGGACGATGTACGTGCCCTTGCTCAGCCCGACGAGGACGGCCGAACGGTCTTCGACAGTGCCGAGGTTGCCCGCATGGAACGCGAAGGCATCGGAGTCGCCAAGGTCACGGATGACTGGAAAATTTGGCGTTCCCAAGGGCCAACCATTGAAGACGAAACCCAGCGTTTCGCCGAAAAGTATGCCCGTCCCATTGAGATCATCCATATGTGGGGACGTATTCCATCCGAGCTTGCCGTGGATGGAGTCGTGGATCGCGTCATCTCTGTCGCCAATGGTAATTACTTACTACGTAATCGCTCGATACCATTTTGGTCGGGACTCAAACCTTATGGCGCCTATTCGCCTATGCCGGACCCGCATTACTTCTTTGCTGCGGGAAAAGCTGAGGTCTCCGCAAAGCTCCAGGTAATCGCCAACCGTTTCACGAACCAACAGCTCGACGCGCTGGACATCTTCATCGACCCCGCCTTCTTCTACAACACGAACAGCAACCTGAACACCCGCAACCTTCTGATGCGCCCCGGTAAGTTCATCCCGGTGCAGGGCAACCCGCAGGATGGGATCATGCCGGTTGTGCCCAATCTCCAAGGCGTACAGATGGGCGGGCAGATGACGGGGATGATCTGGAACTGGATGCAACAGGGAACCGGAATCATCGAGGACACTGTCCAGGGTGGTCCAGGTTCCAGGCAAACCGCGCGCGAATATCTCGGTCGGGCCGAGGCTGTTGCAACGCGCCTTATGCTCGAAAGCCGTCTGTTCGAGGAAGGTTTCCTAGAGCCCCTTGCAGATCAGTTCGTAGACCTCAATCGCCAGTTTATGACCGAGGACCGTGAGGTCTTCATTCTCGGCCCCAACGCTACGACAGATCCAGTTACCGGCCTGCCCGTTCCTGCGACTACGCGGCAAACGATCACGGGATGGGACCTAGTTCCCAACTATGAAGCGCGAGCGGTCGGAGCCTCGACGCGCCTCGGGCGGGCCG